TATTATTTATTTTTAAGAATACCGCTATATATTGTGGTTGTATTTATTTTACACATAGGAGGTTTACCGTTGGCTAGATTTACGGTATATAACAAGATTACATCTCCAGAAAAACTAGCATTGGTCAATAAAGATAACAAAGATTTAGGCAATGAGTGGTTAGATTACCTTGCTTCTGTTGATCGTGCGCAGAGTACAATCAAAGGTTATCGCAATGACTTAGATATTTTCTGGTGTTGGAATCTGGAACATAATAAAAATAAGGATTTCGCAAAATTAACCAAACGTGATATTGCTAAATTTCAAAATCATGCAATTAACGTATGGGGATGGAGTCCTAAACGAACAAGACGTGTTAAATCATGTCTTTCTTCTTTATCTGATTATATCGAAAATATGTTAGACGAGGAAGAAGAATTTGAAGGATTCAGAAAAATTGTAAATAAGATTGAGAATCCTGCAAATGAGGCAGTGCGTGAGAAAACGATTCTGCCAGATGAAAAAGTTGATGACTTATTAAAAACTCTTGTCGAACAAGAGAAATATGAAAAAGCGTGTGCTATCGCTATTGCTGCTTATTCTGGAATGAGAAAATCTGAAATCATTCAGATGAAGATGTCTTATTTTACCGAAGATGCTCTTGAATTTGATGGTGCTTTATATAAAACGCCAAAGATTCGCACCAAGGGTCGTGGTAAATTAGGTAAGCAGTTAAACAAATTTATCCTTGTTGATGTTAAAAAATACATTGATTTATGGGATAAACAACGTAAAGAACTTGGCGTTGACATTGATGATATCTTTGTAACGAAAGACAAAAATGGTTGGCATCGTAGATCCAATCTTGACAAATGGACAGCTGAATTTTCAAAGATGTTGGACGTAGACTTCTACTACCATTGTATGAGACATTATACTTGTACTGCTTTCGCAAAGAAGAATATTCCGATTGATGTTATTAAAGAATTCTTTGGATGGTCTTCTACGGAATTGGTTGGTATTTACAACGATTCATCCGCAGAAGATGACTTCGGAAAATACTTTACAAAAGACGGTATTAAAGAAGGAAAACAAGGTTCTTTGTCTGATTTGTAATATTGGAAAAAGATACCTGTATACATACAATATATTACTATGATATACTCAAACTCGCAATGATCAATTACACAACAAAATCTATGACGTAACACCACTTATATAGTAGGAGATGATGTTATGATGATAGAGAATAGAAAAAATTACTATACACTTATTTGTGCTGAATGGAGTATGTATGGCGGAGGAATAGTTATACATACAGAGGTAAATGTTGGTTCAGTCATCGAAGCACATGAATATGTTTTATCACATCTTTATGACTTCCCTACTGGTACATGGGTACTGAAGCCATGTTTGACAGCAATTAGTTAAACAATAAGTAACAAGTAATTGATCGTTGCCTTAATCGGACGGTTGGTATAATGGAATTATACTGGTCTCCAAAACCAGAGATCGGGGTTCGATTCCCTGACCGTCTGCTAATTATATACTGAAACGTAAAGAGTCTATTTTTTAGGCTCTTTTTTGTTATGCACAAAATTATGAAAGAGGTGAGTAAATGGATTTTCAAGCCGTCATTAAAGCAATACTTAATAAAGGTGATGTTGAATCTCAATTGGCTGATCTTGTAAAAGACAGGGATGTTCATATTAATCCTACTGTCGGGACAAGCGGATCAACAAATACAACACTTAATAACCAAATTAAAAGACAGGCAAATGCTCAGGCAAAATCATATGTACAATATAGTAAATCTGCAATTCAAAAACAGATGAAACATGCTTCTGGAACATTTTATTCTAGCGGTGAAACATCTATTGATAAAGGTCTTGTTAAACGTGCAAAAGATCAGGCTAAAGAAATGGAGTCTGTTACAAGACAAATTGCTAAGCAAGAAAATGTCCCAACCCCTACTGCTTATCAATACGCCAATAAAGCACTCAAAGAGCAAGAAAAAGCAAAAAATAAAGCATTAAAGGATCAGGCTCAAGCTGATAAAAAATATCAAGCAGGACAGAAAAAACTAAATGAGAAAGCTGCCAAGATTGAATCTGATATTCAAGCAAAGAGATTTGCTTCTAAATCTGGAAAATACCAAAAACAATTTTCTGGGTATGTTGATAATAATAGCAAAGAATATAATGCCTTTTTGAGCAACATTCTTGACTATGAGAAACAACGTAAAGAAGTCAATAAAATGTATGGGAACTTTAAAAAGGACCCAACTATAAAAAATCGTGATCTTTTAATTGATGCTCATTCAAAACTTGAGCAGTATGATAAAAATGCTACAAATAGTCTATCTTTATTAAACTCTTCCCCTAATAAAGTATTGAAGAGCGATATAGAGAAACAAGCTAAAAAACAAGCCAAGCAAGAGGAACAATATAGTAATTGGTTTAATCAAGCTCTTTTAAAAGAACAAGAGAAAAAAGATTCTTATGTACAAAATGTTTCTAGGAATCTTGGGAATAAATCATATGATGCTAATTTAGCGGCGCAGCAGAATAAATTAAATAGTTATTACACAGGTACTCAAGAATATAAAAATGCAAGTAAATCTTTTAAGGAATATGAAAAGAATGTACAAGATTTACAAAAATTACATGCTCAGTATCAAGCAAAGCCTACTACCGCTAATCAGGGTGCAATCATTCAACAGAATGAGAAAGTAATTCAATCATATGAAAAACTAAATAATGAGATGAAAATTCTCAACTCAACTCAAACAAAAGCGCTGAATCCTGGAGAGGGTACGATTCAAGCAAATAAGATCAGAACTTATTTAGAGAATAATACAAAAGCTGCAAAGGATTATGGCGCTGCCTTAGAAGAGATTGCAAAGAAGTCTGAATCTGCAACAACCAAAGGTGAATTGCAAGGAGCAAATCAAGACTTTAAGAAAATACGGTCTGAAATTTCTGCAAAAGGACTTACTGGAAATTCAATGTTTTCAGAAGTTAAGCGTGGATTTAGTCAGATTTCTCAGTTTGTAGGAACATATGGTATCTTGCAATCTGGTATGAACAAAGCACAGGAAATGGTGCAAAACACATACGATGTAGATAGTGCCATGACTCAGCTTCAGATGGCTACTGGTGTATCAAATGACAAAGCCAAAGATTTGATGAAAACATATTCAAATATGGGGCATCAATTAAAGGCTACTGGTACAGATGTTGCTGCTTCTTCTACTGAGTGGATGAAACAGGGACAAAGTGTTGAAAAGTCTAATAAACTTGCAGAGAGTTCTATCAAACTTAGCAAGGTTGGTGGACTATCATCTGAAGATGCTACAAAGTATTTAACTTCTGCGAGAAAAGGTTATGGTGTTACAAGTGCCGAAGATACCTTGAAAATCGTAGATAAATTAAGTTCTGTAGATATGGCTTCTGCTACTGATGTTGGTGGTTTGGCAGAAGGTATGTCAGAAGTTGCGACGAATGCAAATTTAGCTGGAGTTAGTATGGACAAACTCTTGGGCTATTTAGCAACTATCGGTGAAACAACTCAGGAAGGCATGAGTTCAGTCGGAACTGGTTTGAACGCCATTTTCTCCCGTATGGGAAATATCAAACTAGCACGACTTAAAGATTATCAAAATAATGGCGAAGACCTAGACATTTGGGGCGCAGTGGCATAATACATAAACCACTGTGGCAATTCTTTCTTATGATCATATGAATTTTCATATGTGCTTAAAAGCCGAGGGAACGGTCAATAAGGAGGAAGGATATATTTATATCTGCCTTGAACGACTGAGCGAAAGAAGGTCATTTCGATGACTATGCGACAGTCTGAACACACTTCTATATTTCCCATAATTCCTTAAGAAGTGGAGTTGCGGTCAAGTGTAAAGACACTTTTGGAAGTACCGCAACCGCTTCTATGTAATGAGTTTATTTCTTGTTATATAGAAGTCATATTGTCTCATTCTACAGGACAAAGTAACAGCTTGGAGTGATGTAGAAACAGTCTTAAAAGGTGAAGGAATTAACCTAAGAGACAAACAAGATAAATTCAGAAATTTCGGTGATGTGCTTGATGAAGTCGCTGGCAAATGGACTAGCTACAGTGACGTATCTCAAAGAGCAATTGCAAAAGCGATGGCTGGTAAACAAAGATTGGTGCCTGAACATACGGTGACGTATGAACGACGCTTTCAAAATATATCGTTAAGAATGATGCCATATCGGAAGAGAGCTGGGGACAGAGAATTCCGAGGAAAGACTGATATTTTGGTGAGATGTGCATAAGCACGTCTTTTTATTTTACACAAAAGGAGATGATTATATTAAAGTTGGGAGAAATCCATTTACTGATGAAGAAGAAAAATATTTAATTGAGAACTATGCTACAGCTACATGGGAAGAAATACTCAAACATATACCAAATAAACGAAAAGATTCGATTGCACACAAAGCTATGAAACTTGGTTTGGTGCGTCGAAAAACGTGGTCAGAAAAAGATGTAGATTTATTGAAAGAGGCTTATCCGTCTGATTTGTCTATTGAAGAAATTTCACAACTAATATTTCATGGTAAATATACCGTTGGTGCTATTCGAACAAAAGCACATAAATTACGATTAGAAAAGTCGGCAAGATGGACAGATAAAGAAATGGAATTACTATTTAAATATTATCATATCTTGCAACCAGGAGAAATGGAAAAAATGCTACCAAGACATCCAAAAGGAAGTATTATTTGTAAAGCAAACGAAAATGGACTTGTTTCGTTTCGGTATTGGGGACAAAACGAAATTGATTATTTATTAGAACATTATTCTACTCAGTCAGATGAGGAAATTGCACAATATTTACATAGAACTTCTGAGGCTGTTCGTGGGCAAAGAGATCGTATGAAATTATACCATCCAATTGAAAGATGTGTTTATGAAGACATTCCAAAATTTTTAAGACATAAAATTAGACCATGGCGTAGAAAATCAATCGAACATTGTAATAATCAATGCATTATAACTGGTAATAAAATTTATGACGTACATCACTTGTATGGATTTAATTTGATACTATCTGAGACATTAAAGAATATTGATTTCCCTTTAAAAGAAAACTTTACCGATTATAGTAAAGAAGAATTACAATATTTAACTGATGAATTTTTAAAAATGCATAATTCATATCCGCTTGGAATTTGTATTGATCGAAATTTACATAAACAATTTCATAGTATGTATGGACATGGAAACAATACACCAGAACAATTTAAAGAATTTTTAAACAAACAAAATATCAGAATCCGTAACGACTATGTGCTGGCACAGTGATGTGTCAGCCTACGCATCATATCTTATATCCATAAGATAAAGATAGAGTCTGCTCTGCATTTATAATCCTAAGCTAGTCCCTTAGACGAAGATGCAGAATCAAGAAGAAATTCTTGGTCGCCACATATTGGATTGTGTGGTATTATGCAAAAAAACGCATATAAAGTAACAAAAAAAACCAATCATATGGAACAATTTCTAGTCCTAATGGGCAACTATAAGAAAGCTCAAGAATACGAGAAAGTATCCGAAAATTCTGCTGGATCTACAGACAAAAAGTACAAAGTTTATGAGAATAGTTTGGAAGGACGAACAGAAGATCTTAAAAACTCATTCCAATCTATCTCAACAACATTTGCTGATAAAAACCTTCTTGGTGGAGGAATTACTTTACTATCAAATGTTCTTAATGTAGTTAATAAATTAGTAAGTAGTTTTGGATTATTGCAAACTGCTGCCGCTGGCTTTGCTGGCATTAAACTTTTTAAAAACCTAGGTTGACCCTATCTCAAAATCATTAGGGTGACAGTGAGCCTACTATATATAAGGAAGAAACAGAAATGGTGTTTCGAACAAATATATAGGATACGGGGTTTTAAAATACACGTATCAGGAGTAATTGCTGGAACGAAAAAGAATATCGAAACTGAAACGGAATTGGCAACAATAGACGGAATAGTTTAAGAATTTGATATTCATATCGTATTATACGATTGTATCTAATCAGCCGCACACATTCTTACCGTATAGGAAGATATCGGTAAACTGCCATATAAGAAACGTGCTTCGGGATAAGGCACAGCAGCTAAGATGTTTTAATAAGAATGGATGTTCAGAGACTACCGATCCTGACAGATAATGACGACCTTATGATCATTGTCTGGTAATGTATAGCCCAAAAGTGTAAATTAATGTCGATGTTTTACCTGCTATCATCGTTTGCGTACAGAGATATTTCATCTCTAAGCAGGGAATTCAAATTCAAATTTTATGTAAAAAATGACCATCAAAAAGTCCTTATTTTATAAGGTTTTTTGAAGATTGGTAATTTGGCGAATTGTACTTCTATTAGTATATATGAGCCAAAGTTATTTTTAACTTGGTATAAATATTGTGGAATAGCTTAATATATTAATACAATACAAAAAGGCACCCACACGGATGCCCTTTTGTATCACTTCTATTGATGTTTTGTAATTAAGCTACCACCCTTAATTACTGTTTGTTGGTACAAATGCTTTTTGTATCATTTCTTATTACACTTGTATTATAGAATATTTTCTAATAAAATGCAAGTATTTTTAATATGTAGCCCAATCATACAATGATACTTTTTACTTAAACGGTTATCTTTTGTGGTAGATAGATAATACGATATTTTTACACATTAAAATACTGTTTGCATTGTTGATTCAAGTCTTATCTAAATATTGCAAGCAATAACTGAATAATCAAACTTGCAATATTGAATGTTTTAGAAACACTCTGCCAGTCAATATTCTGTAATAAGTGAATGACACTTTGGAACATTTGTCACCTCCGTTCCGCATCTGCCGTAAGGCACTGAATGACGTGCAAATCATAAAGCATGATCATTCAGCAACAAAATTATATCATACAATGGAATAAATATCCATAACAAAAAAAACAGTCTATTGGAAATCACTTATGGTAACCAATAGACTGCAAATCCTTTGGAAATGCAATGACGAACTTGGAAGATAACTCGTTGCATTTCTTGTAAACTTAACCGTATAACTTGATGATAAATAAGTTATATGGGATATTTTTATATTAATACAGAGATATTATTTTGTCAATAATTTGTTGTAATAAGCTGATTTGTTGCATAAATAGAATTAAGAGAGATAACTCAACGGTTACCTCTCTTTTGTTATACTCTTTTTTAATTTAGAAATTTGTTGTATAATAAATTATAACTATTAATTTATATATACAAAGGAGAGTATAATTATGAGTAGACAAGTAACAGACAAAGACGGAAATGTACATATTATTGAAACAAATAGTCAACAGATAAATAGTATGACAAACCAAGAACGAATGTTGGATAAAATTATTCAACACCAACAAACTCAGAATAACAATAAGTCAAAGGAGTGATAATTTATCAAAGAACTTAGTTTAATAATTGAAGCTGTGCCAAATATATTACAATATTACATACCAGGTGCATGTTTCTTATTTATATTTCAGCTAACAATTTCTAAGAAACTTTCAGGATTTGCATTTAATGTTGGAAGCTGCATTATTAGTTATGTGTCGTTAGCAACAATCGCATTATTACGATTAAATATCTTGAAACATTTAAAAGATACATCTTGGATCAATAATGGAATTTCTATTATTTTATGTATTATAGTAGCATTATTATTATCCCTTATCCTATCAAACAAAAAAGTCAAGAACTGGATCGCTGATCAATTTCATATCACAACGAACAACAATGTTCTTGATGATGTGTTTGATTACACGAATGGTAGCTGTGTAATTGCTCGTCTAAAAGATAAAGATTATTTCTTTATGGGCAACTTACGGTTAACAGATGAAGGAAAAGACAAACAATATATTGTGTTAAATGCTTTCACAAAATTTTCGCAAAACGGTAGTGTGCTGGCTACTTATGCAAAAGCTGAAGGGAAGGAAAATGCGAATATCGTTTTGAAGATTAGTGATATTGATTATCTTGAAGTATATAATAACGGCTTTGAAGATATTGTAACCGTGTTAAAGAGAGAGGATTGATAGTCCTCTCTTTCTTACCACTTGTACTTGCAATTATTGCATATGTACATGTTTTATCAATACACTAAGGATTACATACAGAACAAGGGCTTAATCCTCTCTGCTCTGCTTCTGACTTAGATATTGTAATATCACTTTTCTTTAAATATTTACATCCTGCTGCATGATACTTGCTTCCATAATCAGTAATATGTACAATCACATCGGCAGACGTTGATGAGTCGTCGTCTGATGATGAGTTGGATGAACTGCTAGATGATGAACTTGAAGATTTTGCTTTGATTGATACTGTTTTAGGTTTGGCGGTTTTCTTTTTGTACTTCTTTTCTAGTGTGTTGTATTTATCTTGAAGATCGTCGTAATCTTCTTGAAGGGTATCATACTCATCGCTTTTATCATTGTATAATGATGCATTTGCTTCATTCTCAGACGACAGATCTTTATATTTAGTCTTTAAATCTTGGTACTTAGTATCCAACTCATTATATTGTGTTGTCAGTCTATCTTTGCTATTAGATAATCCTACGTTACCACATAAACTGGCTGCGAAGCAAATTGCTAATATCCACATCAATACCTTGTTACTTCCGTTATTTTTCATACTTTATGCTCCTCTGTTGTGATATGTAAAACTATTTAGGCGCAGCACCACTCGTTAGTGCTTCTAATGCTAGTTTGCCTGCTACATTGCCAATAATTGCGAGTGATGCACTATTGAGGCGCTCTCCAACAAATTTTTTAGTCTTCTTCCAGATTGTATCATCTTTGATGTTATCTAGGAATTCGTGACCTTTAAATGATAATGAATCAACATCAAATTGTCTGAAGTTTAATGTTTCTGGTGTCATTGTAGCAATGACCATATCTTCAAAATATAATTGAGCAACTACATATCGTATTTCGTCTTCTGTGTATCGTGACGATAATTTTTCATCGTGTATTATTTCGTAGAAAACACGAGAATGAATAGATCGATTGCCTCGACTATCATCTTCGTAGATACAATTATTTTCAATGTAAATCATTACATCTCTTATACAATCATGATTTAATTTCATAAATTTATACTCCTTTCAGAAAGTAGGTGATTAAATGAAAACTATAACAATTCGTCAAAAAACTAAAGCCGAAGGTTTTGATACACATTGTAGCGCAATGCATGAACTTCCTTATATTATCGAAGTTGACGGAAAACCTTTAGAAAATGTTCGTAGATTTGAACTTATTCTTGACAATGATTCGGCTAATGGTTTTATTGACATTGATCGAATCGCAGAATATACTGTAACCCATTATGGTATGACATTTGACGACCTAGCAGATGGCGTTGAAGATCCTGGTCGAAAAAATAAATAATTTGGAATTTAGAGAGGATTGATAGTCCTCTCTTTCTTACCACTGATATTTACATTTGTTGCATTGATATGTATTTCTTGCACTACGGGTGGCAGTGCGAACAAGCTGTGTATCCACGTTGTTCTGCTTCAGATTTAGAGATTGATATCGAACTCTTTTTAAGATATCTACAACCAGCCGCATGATACTTTTGTCCATAATCTGTTATGTAAACTGTATAACTTGCGGATGAAGAATTATCGGAGTCTGAAGAAGACGAATTATTTGATGATGAACTGGTATTATTTGAGCTAGATGATTTCTTTGATGTAGATTTTTTCGGTTTTGCTACCTTTTTATATTTTGCTTTTAACTTATCGTATTTGTCAATTAGTGACGTATATTTATACCATAGATTATTATATTCTCCACTAGAACGACTCAAATCTTCTTGTATTTCATCATTCTCTTTGGAAAGATCATAATAACGTGAATAAATATCATCATAAGAACCTTTTACATCTTCGTATTTTGACCTTATTTTTTTATGTTCTTCGCCAGTTTTGATATTAGTTCCAACACTAAATGATAAACAAATTGATAGAACAGCAATCAAGGCATGTCCTTTGTTTAAATTCATTTGCGTACTCCTACCATTTATATTTGCATTTATTACATTGATATGTTTTACCAATATTTGAGCTCAATATTCCCAGCATCATACTACCAATCACTCGTGAAGTTGCACTAATTCTTTTAATGTTGGTGCTTTGGCAATTAGGGCAATGTAATTGTTGAGATTTTCTTAATTCAATTCTTTGCTGAATTTCTTTTTCTTCTTTCTTCTTTTTATCATATTTTTTATAAAATTCAATCGGAATTGTACTAGGAATTGTATGATATTTTTTGCAATATTGTTTTATAGACCATCTATCTTTTTTCTTTGACGCCTTACACTCATTTTTAATTTTATGTTTGATAATATTGTCATAATCAAACCAAGTATCATCTTGTTCGTACTGTTGTAAAACAGTTTGCAGTTCGTTTTTTAAATTAATTTTGACCCCATAAACATTACAGAAACCATCAGTAGATTCTTCTGTTTTTTGCACAATCTTATTACCGCATAAAGGGCAAACTTGTCTGCTTAAATCTTCTGTTGTATATTTACATTTTTTACATTTATAAATCATGGCAGCAAATCCTTTCTTACATATTTTTAATTATATAACAATTATATATAAGAACGCAACTTATATTATAAATATCGCACACTTTTGTCATTTAAAAATTTAGGCGATGAACTTAAAAATATAAAAGAACTTAAGGATTTGTTTGCCAATGGTGAAACTTTAAAATCTGTTAAGAAGAATAGTCCAGAGCAATACAAAAAGCTACTTAGTTACGCTAATGGAAAGAATTTGGACGATTATTTAGAAACATTAAATGAATTTGGCTTATCAAATAAAGATAAAAAGAAGCTTGTACAACAAGCGAGAAAGAGTGGCAATTTAGATGTAAGTAAAAAAGATATTAAAAAAGCATTTAAACAAGGAGATCTCGCCAAAGTTTCTTCAGAGGCTCAAACTACCAAAGAAGTTCTTTCAGATCTTGGACAGGTCAACCTTGATAATGTAAATTCAAGTGCATCTAAACTTGGAGAAACATTTAGAACTGGTGTAACAAACGGTGTTGAAAAAGCAAAATCTGGCATTAAATCATTAGGATCAAGCATAAAATCCGTATTATCTGGTCTTGGTGCAACACTTAAATCCTATCTTCCTCTTCTAGCTGTGCTTGCTGCATTTGAAGGAATTAAAGCAATTCACTCCAATATACAGAGCCAGCGTAAAGATGAATTAAATGCAGGTCAGAAAAATCTTGATAAATACAATAAGAAAATTGATAAAAATAATAACAAGGTTAAGCAGGCTAAGAAATTACAGGAAGAATTCAATACTTTATCTTCTGGCGTTGACTCTAATACGAATGAAAATATCGGATTGTCAACAAGCCAATATGAAAGATATTTAGCAATCAAAAAAGAATTAGTGAATCTAAATGGCGATCTTGTTACTGGATATAATTCAGAGGGCGAAGCCTTAATCAATAACAATACTGCTATTCAAGATACGATTGACAAATATCAAAAATTAGCATATCAAAGCAAGAAAGATATTGCCAGTAAAAAGAATGTAAGTATCCAGAATGATTCTATGGCATTAAAGGCACAGAAATCATTATACGGAAGTACATTCGCTGATGAAAGTCTTGGCACAAACTTAAAACGTTCTTTACCATATACTTTTAGATCTGCAAAAAATCTTGCTAAAGACGGATTAACCGTAAACGAAGCGTCTGTTAGACAATCTCTGTATTCTAATGCAGATTTTCAGAAACAGGCTGCTAAAATTCTTGGCAAAGATAAGATTGACGTAAGTAAATTAACGTCTAAACAAATTCAAGAGCTTGCTAATAATTCAGACACTTTTAATTCTGAAGGATTTATCGGAAAGAATGACACAAAGAATCTCAAGAAATTATTGGAAGCCTCAAAGACAAATTACGATCAATTACAGAAATACTCTGATAGCTTTAGGAAAAACACTTTATCTAATATCTCTCAGGCAGTTGATGGTTATGATAAATTGGATCAAACAACAAAAACATTTGCGTCTAATTTTATTTCAAATATGGATATTGATCCATCTAAAATGTTAGACACAAATTATCTTGATAAACAAGAAAAGACTGTTGAAAATCTTACTAAAAAGCTTACTCAGAATAAAGACGTACAAGACCAAATCAAAGACTTCCAAAAAACACAAGCCAATGGGAAAATGAATGCCAATAAATGGCAACAAAATGTAAATGATCAGTTTACTGCATTACAGAAATCTACTGGTATTGATAAAGACACATTGGCATTAACTCTCGGTATCAAACTTGATGACAAAGATAACGTCTTATCATCTACTGGTAAAGATATTGCCAAAATGCAGGAAACATTAAATGACACATTCAAGAATCAAGATATCTCCAAGTTTACAAATTCTTTGAACTTAAATGACTTGTCAAATGCATTTGATATTGTTACGGATAAGACAAATATATTTACTGGTTCTGTAGATCAGTTAAAAGAACGTCTGAAAATGTTAAATAGTTCTGCCGCTTCTGCTTCTTATACTGTAGAAGGATATAAAGCAGCACTTAATACAGATGATGATGATTCTGCTTATAATACTCTTGTTTCTGGAATGAAGCAAACTAAAGAAGAGTATGATCAAGGTAAAGTTGGTACGGATCAGTTCAAAACATTTGCAGGAATGATGTCACCAACTGGCAAAACGGATGCAAAGAACTTTAAAGAGAATTATGATAATCTGAAGAAATATTTCACAGAAGATAATTCTGGTGTATACACTTTCTTTGATGATCTGAAAACAAAAACAAATGACTCTGGTAAAGCTCTGGCTGACTTTGATAAGAAAACTCAGAAATGGAAAATCAATATTGATTCTACTGCTTCTGCTGCCAAGAAATTTGGTATGGGCGTGGAACCATTTGAAGCTTTACTTAATAATCTGAAAACATATGGATTTGATGTCAATTTCAGCTCTCTTACAAAACAGTATGAAGAAGCTCAAAACAAACTTGATGGTTGGGCTGAAACATGGCAGAAAAATGGTGGAACCGCAGGGGACAAAGAAGGACAGCGTATTGAGGCTTGGCGACAACAAATTGATCAAGCAAAAGAAGCTGGTAAGGAAATTCCTGATACGTGGACAAAGGTTATTGATTTTGAGGTCAATATTTCTTCTCTGCAATCACAAATCAAAGAAGCAAAAGACCAGTACAAGGCTGCTGATTTAAATGGAGATACCGAAGCAAAACAAAAAGCTGTTAAGACACAGTTAGAAGCTTCTGCTGAAATCCAAGCTAAACTTACTGGTGGTAAAGATATTGGTCAGCAAGGATTAACCAAAGGAATTAAAATTCCTGTTAGTATTGAAACGCAAGCAAATGGGATTCAGAATGAAATCCAAAATCTTGTAAAGCAATATAACTCTGCTTCTGGTGAAGAAAAGATCAAAATTGGTTTACAGATTGAACAAAAACGTGAAGATTTATTGGATATGCTTCAAGATTATCTTGATCCTGAGACACTTAAAATTCTTGGTGATAATTCTGACGCTAAAAAGAAAGCGAAAGAAACTAAATCTGAGGCAGATAAAGTTCCAAAAGAAAAGAAGACTACATATACAGCTGATGCTTCTGGCGCTAAAAAAGGTGCAGAGGAAGCACAAAAAGCAGTGAATAGTGTCGAAGATGAGCATGTAACGCAAATTAAGACACAATATGGTATTGGTAAAAACGGTAAAGTTTCTCAAAAATCTACAAGCAATATGGTCAAGAATAATTACCTTGGTAATGCGATTGATCAAACTGGACGAGGAGCATATACCGCCCCTAAACAAACAAGTGCTTCAAGTGGTAAAACTAGCAAACAAAGCAAGTCTGACACCACTTCAAGTAAATCAGATACTACTACTGTTAAAGTAAATGTTAAAGGTAATGCTAAAAAGACCATTGACTCTATCAAGAAATCTTTATCTAGCATGAAATCCAAAAGCATTTCTATTAAGGTTAAGGGAAATGCAAAGAAAACCATTTCTTCTATATCTAAATCTCTCAAGAAATTAAAATCTAAGAGTATTTCTATTAAAGCAAAAGGTAATGCGTCTTCTGTTATTAAAAAGATTGCTAGTGCTTTAAAGAAACTGAAAAACAAGAAAATTACTGTCAAAGTAAAAGATAGTGCTTCATCTAAAATTAGTAGCATTAAAGGAAAACTAAATGCATTAGGTAAGATGCATCCAACTCCAAAAGTTACTATCAATACAAGTGGATTACCAGCCGTTGAAGCTGCAAAATCAGCAATCAATGGTTTACATGATAAATCTGTTAATGTATCTGTAAATTATAGCCAGAGTGGCAAACCATCTAAAGGTGGTGGTATTGCCCACGGGACTGCTGCTTTTGCTCATGGTACTATACCAAGAATCACAAATAGCAGACGTGCATTGGCGAGTGGAACATTAGGTGCTAAGTTCTCTGGATTATCTTTAACAGGGGAGGTTGCGCCAGAATTAGTCGTCCGTGGCAACAAATGGTTTACTACAGGAGATAACGGTGCGGAGTTCACTGATATACGTAGGGGAGACATAGTTTTTAATCATCAGCAGACAGCAGATTTACTTTCAAAAGGATCTACAAACAGTCGTGCTTCTATTAAAGGTGGTATGTCTGCATTTGCACATGGTACTGCCTTTGCTTCTGGACATCGTGTTACTGGTAGTGGTGCGTTCCAAGGTGGCGCTGCTTCTGGATATAAAAAACATTCATCAGGTTCTTCTTCTACCAAAAAGCATACAGAATCCACTAAAAAGAATACGGAAGCAACAAAAAAGAACACGGATTCTAAAAAGAAAGAAAGCAAAGCTACAGATAAGAGTACAAAGAAAAAGTCAAAATTTGCCACATTGCTTGACAATATGGGTAAACAATTTGACTTCATTGCAATCGCTATTGATCGAGCTGCAACTGCTACAGAAAAATTTGCTAATATGATCAATGATTATGTGAAACCAGAAGCTAAACAAAGTGCGCTTTGGAATCAATATAAATCAGCTGGCAAGGAAGTTTCTGTAAATCAGAAAGCAGCTAAGAAATATAAATCTGAAGCAAGTTCATTTGCAAGTAAGGCAATTAAGACAGTGCCTAAGACAAAGAACAGTTCTAAGAAAAAGAATCAGAAACGATTACGGACATACTTTGAACGTGTGCGTAACGGTAGTATGAATATCAATACTATCAAGAATGATAACATGCGTTCTGCTGTGGAGTCCTATCAGAATTTATATGAGAAGTACCTTCAAGCTAATTCTGCTGCTCAACAGTTAAAGAATACTCAGCGTGATTTATTCAATCAATGGTTGAATATGCCTACTGAAAAGGCACAGAAAGCAATTGAAAACCTACAAAACTCATATGATACATTATCTAATCGTTCTTCTGCTGCATCTACGGGAGAGTCTGGTGTTGCAAGATTAGTTCAAACGTCAAACGATCAGTTATCCGAAGCACAATCTAATGTTTCTTCTGCAAAATCTACTCAGAGTCGTGCCTCTTCTGCTAACAAAACAGCACAAAAGAAGGTTTCAAAAGCGACAAAGAGTCAGAAATCTAAGGCGAAATCTGCTAAAAAAGCGGTCAATAAGTCTGGATTATCTAAAAAAAAGAAAGCGTCTCTTAACAAGAACATTAAAGCAGGTAAGACGATCTCTACTAAGGGACTCAAAGGGTCTGCAAAGAAAAAAGCTACTGCTTATAATAAAGCGGTTAAGAGTACAAAGTCTGCAAAATCTTCTGCTGCTAAGACAAGTGCAAATCTATCAAATGCTAACAGTGCGTTATATGATGCACAGGTATATCTGAAAAATGTGCAAGATTCTCAAGCAATTGCAAGTAATTATGCAGGTCAACCTGCTTACACATATCAGAATGATGTGTTGGACAGTCAAGTCAAAAATAAGAAGAAACAGTATGAAAATAGTCAGACTGCTGTAAGAGAAGCTAGTAAGAACCAAGCTAAATATCAGAAAGAACGTGAAAATGCACAAGCTAATAAGAATAAAGCTGATAGTGCAGTTAAGACCAAGGGTAATAATATTCTTAAGACCAAACGGGCTAAGAAATTATCTAATTCTCAGAAAAACGCAATCAAGTCTGGAAAAGAGGTTTCTTTAAAAGGAATCAAAGATAAGACTTTATTAAAACAGCTCAAGGCATATAATGTACAAGTCAAAAAAGCAAAAGACGCTTCTAATAAATTGGCGCAAGCTAAACAAAATGAAGCAGATGCTACAAATGCTTTAGCAACTGCAAATAAAAATGCGAATGATGCTGCTGCGGATTGGGCTGCTGAACAGACAAATGCCGCTGTACAATCTCAGGCTAATATTAAAGCATATTATGATGCGAAAGCTAATATGGAAGCCACAAATAGTAGCAATGCTTCTTCTGCTGCCAAGTTGAAACAAGCAAAAGGTCAAGACCTTGATAGTGCTGATTACCAGAATCAGATCGATGCCAATGAAAGACAAGCACAGATCATCGATGAAGAAGCTGCAAAAATGCAAGAGAATCTGAACAATAAACTGAACGATGGTTCTATTAAATATGGTTCTCAAGAATGGATGCAGATGCAAAACGAAATCAACGCTTGTAAAGGTAGCGCAGATGATTTAAGAACTTCTAACGAAGAACTTAAAAATAGTATGCGTGACGATATTTATTATCGTGGCTTTGAACGTGCTATTAAAGCGGCTCAGAATTTACAAAATTCACTTACAACGATATCTTCTCTGATTGATGAAGATGCAATGTTTGATGATGACGGAAATCTGACTGATTATGGTACTGCTGCTATTGCAACAAATATTGCTAATGTCAAATCTGAAAAAGAAGAATTGAATCAATTAATGCAAGAACGTGCCAAAATGGCTGAGCATCGTGATGAATATTCTGACACAGAATGGGCTGACGCAATTCAAAAGAGTGATCAAGATATTGCGGACGCCGTTAAGAGCATTAAGTCTGCCGAAGATAGTGTGACAACTATTCTGAAGAATAACGCAAAGCAGAAATTAGATGCGATTAACAAAACTATAGATGCTTATAAAGAAGCTATAAAAACTTCTCATGACTACTATACATATGACAAGCAATTAAAATCCTCTAACAAGGATATTCAGATACTAAAATCACAGATCAATGCACTTAACGGGGTGAGCGATGCAGCCAGTAAGGCGAAGAAAGCACGTCTTGAAGCAGAACTCCAAGAAAAGCAAGATGCACTTGATGATACAGTAAAAGATCATATTTATAATCTTCAGATTGACGGACTTGATAAGTTAAGCACACAGCTGAATGACGATTATGAGAAATACTGTAAGGAGTTATCTTCTTCTGTTGATAAAATTGAAGAGACGTTTACTTCTTTATCTGGAACAATCAGTTCAGAGGGTGCAAAAATTGATAGTACGATTACTACAATCTTGGGACATTATGGTGTCAAACCAAGCGATCTTGGACTGACAGATAGCAAGGTCACAGGCTACGCACAAGGTGGATTAGTCAAATCTGTACATAAGAACGGAGATGATGGTCTTGCTTCTCTCGCAGTAGGTGAGGAAGTTGCTACTGTCGATGTTGTTAATCTAGCAAATAAAGTAAGACAAGACAAGGTATTAAATGCCTTAGCAAATGGACATATGCTGAACGGAATGACTATGGATGGAATTGGAACAACGGAAATCAATGTCAATTTTGGCGAAGCTATTGGTGCAATTAATGTTCCTTCTGGAGTATCTGACGAAGAACTTCAAAGAATCGTTAATGAATCTTATAAATATACTTCTCAAAAAGTTACTCGTGACATGGCTAAAATCGTTGGTCGCAAACGTCCAGTTTAAACCTTATATAATAAGGAAGAAACAGGTTGAGCGGTGCGTAGAAATACGCACTCTTGCCTGTTATTTTTATGCAAAAATTTATACAGAAAGGAGATTACATATATGTTGTCATTTGAATATAATGGACAATCTACAAAAACAATCTTAGATACACCTCTGATGGTCGTGCAGTTTGATGTGACAAATGACATCACGGGATTTTCACGAGAGATTGTTAAAGGTGAAAAAACAATGTTACGTCAGGAGACAAATCATTATGGTGCAATGTATTCTGATGAGAGCACATATGAATTTTACCTCGTAAAAGAAAACGGACATGGATTTACAAATTCAGAGCAGAGAAAGATCAATAAATGGCTGACTTCTCCTACTCTTGTAAAACCATTGACAGGAATTGCAGATGATAAAGAAACTGTCATTTACAGAGGAATCTTTCAGAATATTGGATGGAAAATGATCACATGCAAACTTGGGCAGCTTGATGCAGTTCAATGCAGTTTCGTTTGTGACACACCATTTATATGGAAACACTATGAGATTTCTGGGGAAGTCGCAACAAGCAATAAATTCTCAACAAACATCTTTGTAGATAGTGACGATACGGAATATGAGATTTATCCAAAGGTAACGATCACTTCTCAAACAAGTCAAACAGTAACAATCGAAGTACGTGATGAAAACTCTATGTCGGTACTGTGCAGACCTACTTTACCAGTGTGTATTGATTGTAAGCATTGCATGGTGACAGACGGTACAGTAACGGGACTAACTAATTTTGAAGATATTGGATGGGCTGATGTTGGAAATATTTCATGGATTAAACTTCATGATGGATACAATGTTGTAAGTATTACAGGTGCGTGTACTTATAAAATTGAGTTTGATGTGCCACAGAAACGGATCGGTGATCTGTTATGATTAAACACAATGCAAAAATTTATTTATGTCGTCCTGACAGAACTGTTATTTGCGCTTTAAATGGAGTACAGATTAAAAGCGTTGAATATGAACAGCAATTAAAAGATTTTAACCATCTTACATTTAATGTAGACAGATATATAGATGTTGATGGCGAATACATTGAATCTGCTGGCTATGAGAAATTAAAAGACCACATGACAATTTATCTTGAAGGACTTGACTATTTTCAGCTTCAAGAACCTTCTTTGCAAAATGATAATGGTAGATACGAATACAAGGCATGTGAAGCATATTCTGATGAGAAAACTTTTGAAGATAAGGATATGAAAGGTTTATCTTTTAACAAAGGTACAAAAGACTCTATGGAAATGCAGGCTACAAATAACGTAGACGATATGGGTTATGCGAAAGAATATATCACGTTTTGCAACGATAGAAACCATGAATTATCATTGATGCATCTGGTATTAGAAAAAGCTCCAGGAGTGCCAGGATGGAGTGTCGGTTATATCGATCCTGCAATAAAGAACGAAAAATATTCGTTTGAGGCAGATAATACCAACGCTTATGCGTTCCTTAACACAACAGTAGCCAATGTTGTAAAATGCGTATTTTATTTCGATACAATCAATAGAACGGTAAGTGCCTATGCCAAAGAAAACATAGGAAAAGACACGAATATCTTCATTGGATGGCGTAATGCACTTAATATGCTCAAAATGACTCCGCAAGCAGATACAATGTATAATGCTCTGACAATTCAAGGCGACGAAGAGTTAGATATTACGAGAGTCAATTATGGTCGAAGTTATATTTATAATCTTGACTACTATTTGACTACAAACTACTTTCATCAAGAAACTATTGATAAGGTCAAAATATGGCAAAAGTGGCAAATTGATAACCATGCTAAATATATTGAGAACGGAAAGAAGTCTGCGGAATATCAGGCAAAGATAGATGAAATTTACTATCGTGTACCAAATGATGGTATTCAGATTGCTCAATATAAAACAATGGATCAAGAAACTCTTGAGAAAACTCTAAAAATGTATGAGCAGATGCTTACTACAATCCAAGTCAGTGTAGATACAAGAGATGATCATGAAAAAGATTCAAACGGAAATTATACAAAATGGGATAAACCAGATGACATTCAGAATCGTGTCTATAAACCTTGGACTACTTCTTCTGGCGAAGTTGATCACGAGAAATATCTTGCTTTGTTAAAAGAAAGCAATAAAGGATATTATACATATCAAGAATTAAGAGATTATATTATTCCGAATATTAAGGTAGCAATTCAAAACTTACATTTATCTGATGATAAGAAGATTGATTATAATGATGAATTTGAATCAAACTGGGATTTATATGGAATTAAAGAACTTGAAGGTAAACGTGACGAATACAAGAAACAGATTATGGACATTCTCGCTGCCTATCAAAAAGAATGGAATCAACTTACTGATGAAGAAATCAGTAAGGCTGGCGTAAAGGATGAAAAAACCTATAATGTATTCCATAAGAATTTTATTAAGTACAAAAATTGGCTTGGAGATGAAAATACAGAAGGTTCACTTTTACATAAATTAAAAGAGTTAAATGCACAGGTCGACGAACTTGAAACTCAGAAGAAACCATATGACGATGTAATGACAGATATGAATACTCATTCTGAACTCAATGATCCGCAATTTGGATTGACAGATAAAGAATATACTGCTGTCATGAACATTGTTCGTATGGGAGATTATACGAACAATAATATCTTTACTACTTCTCTTGATGACGCAATCACATCTTACGAGCATTGCGAAGAATTATATCAAGATGGATTAAAACGTATCTCTGAAACTTCTCAACCACAATATCAGATTGAAACTTCTCTCGATAACATTCTTTCATTAAATGAATATGCAGACGTAAACTCAGATAATAAACAAGGTTGGCATAATCAGTTTACGGTCGGTAACTTTATTCGAATTGGCGTACGTGATGACTATGCAGTTAAGTTAAGATTACTGACAATTACATATAATCCTTGCACAAAAAGTTCGGAAATTAGTGTGACATATACTAACATGATCACAAGTCTAACAGGTAGGGATGATTTTTCTTATCTATTTGACGATACTGCTGCTTCGCAGAAAAATAGTATTTCTGTCGGAACAGGCGACTCCAAAGATTCTGTTGAGTATATGACTAATATGCTTCAGAGAATGACGAACAGTTCTTTGTTTGGAAATGCAGTGAATAATAGTGTGCAAAATATATTAAGCGATCAAGGAACAATTAACAAATTGTTTGGAGATTATCTGAATTATAAAGTAATTAATGTCGGGAACATCACGGGTAACAAGGCTGAGTTTAATGAGCTGTTTAGCAAATATATTAATTCAGAATATATTGCTGCTAATTCGGTTGATATTAAAAAGTTAAATACGGACGTTGCCAATATTAACTCTGCAATCATCGGTACTTCTTCTACAGAAACAGGTATTGTATTCAACTTATCCTCAGCAAATGCTAAGTTTGATTCTGCATGGATCATCAATGGTATTGCAGGCAAAATGGCAATTGGAGACTTAGCCGCAGGCGATATTACAATTTCTGATACAATGCGTATCCTATCTGAGAACGGCAACTTTATAATGAACGGGTCTGCCATGCAATTCTTAGACACTGAAGGCAATGTTGGAATTCAAATTGGTTATGATACAAACAAAAATCCTAGCATTATTATCAAAGACGATAAAGGTGCAACGATCATGACAAGTCAAGGCATTACTAAGGATGCGATTGCTGATGGATTGATTGTAAACAATATGCTTGGAGATAAATCTGTTTCTAAAGATAAGCTAAACTTTCCTATCGTTGAAGCGAACGCACAAGGCGGAGTTGATATCACACAGATTTATGATGGCAAAGGCGGTTTGTGGGGAGTTGAGTATACGAACACTATGACATCTGTTAATAATAGTTTAGATCAACTAACGCAAGATATTGCTAATCTTAACACTGCAATCGACTCTGTATCTCTTACAGGACAACAAGTCTTTACCGAAACCGACACAGGTATTTCTCCTACTTCTATTACTCTAACCGCAACGGTCAATAATGGTGCAGAAATCAGCAAATGGTACGTTGATGGAATCGAAAACACTTCTTACATTTCTTCAGATAAATCACAAATTACAATCCCAAGTTCTTATATGACAAACAGAAAAACAGTGGTTGTCAAAGCGGAATGCACTGATACATCTAAATATGATGTTATGACTTTATATAAAGTTACAGATGGAGCTTCTGCTTACACTGTTGTCGCAAATAGTAGCAACGGAACTACTTTTGAATACAACAATACTGTTTATACGGAAACAATTTGTACTTGCAAAGTTCTGAAAGGAAGTAAGGAAGTTACTGCCAAAAGCTACGTCTGGTACAAGCAATCAAGCGGATCAACAGAATGGAAGCAAATTGGAACTGGTGCAAGGTTAACAGTTTCATTAAAAGATAAACAAAATCAAAAAATTAAATGCTCAGTGGAAATCTGAGTTAGATAGAGAAAATAAATGCATAATAACTAATTTTGAATTGGAGGTGAAAACTATAAATGGTATTAGAAAGTAATACATTAGATGTCTTATTTGTAAAAGATGGACAACAAGGAGAAGACGGTAAGGTTCTCTACACTTGGATTAAATATGCCAAAGCCGCAAATGGTACAGGAATGACCGATGATCCTGATGGGGCGATTTATATTGGTATTTCTTACAATAATGAAAGCTCCATAGAATCAAATGATCCTACACAATATGCCTGGACTAAAATACAAGGTGCGGATGGTAAAAAAGGTGAAGATGCTTATACTATCTTCTTAGAGAATGAAAATATTTCTTTTGCTACAGATAAGAATAGAAACCCACTTTCTGAACAGGCGTACACCTCTGGAATTACTATTATGAAAGGGGCAAAACCTGTTACAGGTTTTACAATCGGAGACATAGCAAAAACACAAGGAATCGCAGTGGCTAAAACAGATACAGCTATTGCGATTTCTGTTGTTAATGGGAATCCTTTACCAAATGATAGCGGAGAAATTGAGATTCCTATTACTGTTGGCGGTACTGTTTTTAAAAAAATTCTTACTTGGACTTGTGCAAAGAAAGGCGATCAAGGAGAACGTGGACTTCAAGGTATTCAGGGACCTCAAGGCGAACAAGGAATTGCAGGTAAAGACGGTACTTCCGTTACAATTATAAACAAAAGTATTACATATCAATTATCTACAAGTGGAACTGTTATCCCAACAGGTACTTGGCAGACAAGTCCTCAGACAATTCCAGAAGGTCAATATCAATGGACAAAAACATCTGTAACTTATAGTGATGGAAACCAAACAGAATCTTACTCTATTTCTTATCATGGTAAAAATGGTAGTGATGGTACTTCTGTAAAAACAACTAGCACTTCTGTTAAATATCAAGTTGGAGACAGCGGAACAACAAAACCTACTGGGACATGGCAAAGTAATGTGCCAACTGTTGCTCAAGGAAAATATCTATGGACACAGACGATCGTTAATTATTCAGATGGAAATTCAACTGAATCATACAGCGTATCTTATAGAGGAATTGATGGTAGCAATGGAGTAAATGGTATGAATGCTGCCACGATTTATTTATATCAAAGAGCAACTTCTACTCCTAGCAAACCAAGTAATACATTGACATATACGTTCTCTACAACAAAAATCACTGGTACTTTAAATAATGGTTGGTCTACAGCAATTCCAACAGGTACCGATGCAGTATATGTTACTGTTGCTTCTGTTTCTAGTAAAAACGATACGGCTACTATTACTACTTCTGCTTGGTCTACACCTGTAGTATTGGCACAGAATGGTAAGACTGGTAGTGATGGTAAGGCAGGATTGAATGTTGCAACAATTTATTTATATCAAAGAAACACAAGTAAACCAAGCAAGCCTTCTGCAAGTGTAACTTATACATTTAGTACAGGCGTGGCAAGTGGACTTAATAATGGGTGGAGTCAGAAGATTCCAGATGGTACTAATCCATTATATGTTACTTTAGCAACTGCATCTTCTAATACAGCAACAGATACCATTTTAAGTTCTGAATGGAGTGATGTTGTTGTGATGGCACAGAATGGTGAAGACGGTATCTCTCCAAAAGTATCTCTTTCAAAAACAGGGGGTACAACGACAATCTCTATTGTAGATGCAACGGGTACTCATACCCAGTCTGTCAAAGACGGAACAAACGGAACACCTGGAACAGATGGTAAAGATGGTAAAACAAGTTACTTCCATGTGAAATATAGTAATGATGGTGGAAAAACATTTACTGGTAATTCTGGTGAAGATACTGGAATTTACATGGGAAGTTACACTGATTATACTGAGGCTGATTCTACTGATGTTAAGAAATATAACTGGGTAAAAGTTAAAGGTGATAAGGGTGACACTGGGCAAAAAGGTCAAGATGGTACTTCCGTAAAAATCACATCTAAATCAGTTACATATCAAACGTCAACTTCTGGTACAACAGCACCTACAGGAACGTGGGTAACTACTGTTCCAACAGTTAATAATGGTCAATATCTCTGGACTAAAACTACAGTACAATACTCAGATGGTAATAAGACTGAAGCGTATTCTGTATCTTATAAAGGTACGAATGGCACAAATGGAACTTCTGTGACTGTAAGTAAGACAGAGGTTACTTATCAAGTTAGTACAAGTGGAACTACTGCTCCTACAGGTACATGGAGCACAACAATGCCAAGTTGCGATCAAGGGCAGTATTTGTGGACTAAGACTTATGTTAAGTATTCTGATGGGAAAGATACTACTTCTTATAGTGTAAGTTACAAGGGAGTTGATGGTGAGAAGTTTGCATTTAATATGCTGAGAGAAACTAATCAAGGTAGTAAGCATTGGGTTAATATGGGAGCATCTGGAAAATATTCTGTAGAATCTATTACTACGGAGGACAGTATAAATGCTGTAAAATTAATATGTACAGAACCAATTGCGTCTAATGAATGGCAATTTTGCGATTTTTCAGATTATGAGATGCTTAAGAGTTTAAAAGCATCAACTACTTATACTTTATCTTACGATATTAAAACAAATAGATCAGGGAAAATTTTACACAATATCAAAACTGGCGGTGGACAAAAAGTGTTCTTTGCGAATGATATTGCTTGTAAAGTTTTAGGAAATGAAACATGGGAGCACGTTTCATTAAAAATGACAAGCGGTACAACATTGCCAAACTTAGATGGACAGGTAATATATATGTTTGGTGACGCCCTTTCAAAAGTTGGTTATTCAATCATCAAAAATCTCAAACTCACAGAAGGTATAATAGACACACCTTGGGCACCTCATCCAGAAGATCTCGAAGGTCGTGGAGTTTCTGAAACAGTTCAATATTACTTAGCAACATCTCAAGCCTCTGGAGTAACTTCTTCTACTTCTGGTTGGAGTACAGACATTACAACTCAAAAACTAACTGCTGATAAAAAGTATTTGTGGAACTGTTATCAGACTAAATATTCAGATGGTACGAGTGAACCTATTAGTACACCTAAGGTTATTGGTGTATATGGGGATAAAGGGCAAAACGCCAAAAACCTCACAATCACACCTTCATCTCAATATTTCAAAAGCACAGATGGCGGTAAAACATTTACACCAGACACAATCACAATCAAACCTACTATTCAAGGCGAAATCAATTTCGGTAAATGGCAATACAGTATTGATGGTGGAGTTAGCTTCGCTGATGTTATGAGTGGGCAGAAAGGCTTGATGATCAGTAATAATGTGTTGACTGTTAGCAAAGATAGTAGTTTATACAGTGATGCTGTTACTATGGTTACTTTCAGAGCTGTGGCTAGTGATAGTAGTTTTTATGATACGTGTAGTATTGCTAAGATTTATGATGTGAGTGATATTGGTGATGGTAGGAATTTACTTTGGAATAGTAATTTTGCTAAGACTGATGAAGCCATTACTGGAACAACGAATAGTTGGGGGTTACATACTAGAGGAACGAATCTTGTTGCTTCAATTGACACTTCAACAAAGCATAATGGGTTCAACACGTTAAAGACTGTTAGTGCCGCCAATGGCGATAAGAATTCAAGTAATGACCTCGAATGGTTTGCATGGGGTATTTCTGAAAGGACTTCTGACAATCTTCATTCCAAAAATCAAAATTATACATTATCATTTTACGCAAAGGCGAGTGTTACGACTGATTTTATTGTTAGATGGGGATATGATGCCTATGGTGCGGATACTACAAGAACACTTACAACCAATTGGCAAAAGTATGAAATCAAATTACATCAAGCAACAAGTGCATATAGTATAACCATTATCTTTAAGCTTTTAACAGCTGGAACTGTTTGGTTTTCTGAGTTTAAACTTGAAAAAGGCTCTTCTGCAACAGGTTATTCTACTGCTCCAGAGGATCTTCAAACAGCGATTTTATCTACAAAATCAGAGATATCTGACGTAAGTTTAAAGGTGGATAACAACAAGCAAGCCATTGAACAAAGAGTGGAAAAGACTACTTATCAGCAAGATTTAAAGTTGGTCAAAGGTGATATTAGCAAAGCGAATGAAGGACTTAACAAGTGGAGATATGAGATTTATCCTAAGAGTTTGTTTACAAGTGAATACCAAGGCAAGAGTACAATGGATGTATTTGCTAAGAATACAAATCTTACACCTAGCCAGAGTGTGTTGATTAATGATACGGATTTTGGGAAAAACTGGGCTTACGGAGATAACTATATTGGCTACGCTCTTACTTTTGTGAAGTTCTCTGCTACTAAAAGTGTTGCGATTACATTTAAGCATGACGATGGAGCACATTTGTACTTAAATGGCAAATTAATTGGCGGAGATGATACATGTAATACTGGTAGTGGGGAATCATTAACGCTTAGTTTTATCCAAGGTTGGAATTGTCTTGAGGTAGTTTTAAATGAAAAATCTGGTGGTGAATATATTGGATTAGGTACTACTATTTCTGCCATTTCAGAATGTCAACTCATGAATTGTTACTATGGTACTCCTGTTGCAAGACAGTCACATATTACAAATCAGTTAGTCCAGAATACTACTGATATTGATGGTGTTAGCGGTAGCGTACAAAAAGTTATGAGCACTGTTGGTGGCTCTGGTAAAATTGATGAGTTTGTGAGCAATTATGCTACATGGAAAAAGAAAGTCGATGGTATTGAGACTAGAGTTGGCGAGACTTATACGACTAAGGATGATTTTGATGATTTGCAGATTGGCGGTAGGAATTTACTGAAACATTCTTCTATGATTGGGGAAAAGCTTATATGTGATAACTACTTTATCTGTAATAACTGCAATATACAAGAATATACAAACGATGGATTTCATATCATAACGCCAACTGAAGGTAATGCAAATAACGGAATTGCATTTGCTTTTGATAATTTTACAATAATGGAAATTAATGGTGGAGATACAATAACTTTTAGCTGTGATATAAAAGGAACGAGTGATTCACATGCTCCGTTTGTAAGTATTCACATCTCAGATAATAATTGGTATGGATCGGGTGTTGTACAAAAGAATACCAATGTAAGTATTACTAAAGATTGGCAAAGAGTTTCTGTGACAATAACTACCCCAACAGGTTTGACTAAAAATCATATGTGGTTAGCAATCCACGGTAATCATCAATCTGATTTATATGTAAGAAATTTTAAGCTTGAAAAAGGCAATAAACCCACAGATTGGACTCCAGCACCTGAGGACGTTAACGGAAAGATTGTGAATGTAGAGACTATTGCTAATCAGACCGCTGATAAATTCAGTTGGATTGTCAAAAGCGGTACAAGTTCAAGTAATTTCGAAATTACTGATAGATTAATGAATCTTGTATCAGCAAACATTAATCTTGATGGTATTGTAAGCTTTATGAATACTGCTAAAGGAGATGGCAGAAAGAATCTATATAATCTAGATTACTCTAGTTTTGAAAATGTTGCCTCACAAGAAGATGCTATATGCTACGCAAAAGATAACGGTGTAACTTCTGTCGGCATTGATAGTTCGGTATCTTATGATGGAGATAAATCTCTTAAAATCAGTTATACTACTGCAAATTTAAACTCAAGTACAACACCATTGTACTTAGGAAGTTCTGCAAATAATTACGGCTGTGTAAAAATACAAGCAGGTAAACAATACATACTTTCTTGTTATGTAAAATCAGATTCTACTACGGGACTGTTCATGATAGATATTCAGGGGCATGATACTCCAGACACTAAAACAGATGGACTTTATCTATCTAACATTGATCCGAGAAAATTACCAGGAAGTTCTACTGGTGTTAATCTAAGTACGGATTGGCAACGAGCTGTTTGTGCAATAAAAGTCGCAGATAATGCAACTGGATTATACTGGTCTGTAGTTCCTCTTATCTGGGGTAGACCAAGCAGTTCTAGTGTGCCCCAAACTTTTAATGTATGGGTAGATTGCATCATGTTGGAAGAGGTTGATTCTATTTCAAATGAACCTGGTACTTACATATTCGACAAGGAAACCATTATAGATGGTGGAAGTATTAAAACTGATACTATCACTGGTAATCAAATTTTAGCAGGCTCCATCACAGCTGATAAAATCGCAACAGATGCCATTAAATCTCATAACTACATCTCTTCTGGTGGTACGCAGGGATCATTCTTAAATCTGGGTGATGGTAGCTTTACAAGTCCTAATTTGAGTTGGGATTCAAATGGTAATTTGATTGCCAAGAATGCGAACCTGAGTGGTAAGATTACAGCTACGAATGGTAGTATTGCGGGATGGACTATAATTAGCAATAAGATGTATACGACAGGATCTGGTAAATATACAGGTATTGGTAAGTACGGAAGTGCTTATGCTTTCTGGGCGGGTGCAACAAGCAATGATAACGGAAATAGTGCCGTATTTAAGGTTGGTCACACTGGTAAATTAACTGCCACAGATGCAGATATTACGGGAACAATTACTGCTACGAATGGTAAGATTGGTCGCTATGATATTACGTCAACATATCTGATGACAAACAGCGGAAGTAATGCATCTGGTATTGGTGGAAATCAGGCTTTCTGGGCTGGTGCTGAAGATAGCAATTCTGCTCCTTTTAGAGTTGGGTATGATGGAGTTTTGTGGGCAGAAAATGCCGCCATAAGAGGAAGTATCGAAACTGGAAATTTAGGAGATGAAGGAGATACTGTCTCTATAATAAACGGACATATAGGAATACAAGGTACGTCAAATAATGTTGAAATTTATTCAACTGGATTTAAATTTGGTATTGATGGGGACTATTATTTAGAATCTGTTTCAGAAGGGGTCAAATGCTATCGAAATTTGTATGCAACAGATTTTATTGCAGATGGGTGGATTTATAATGCTTCAGGTGGGCATTATACATGGAAAGATAGAAATGATGCATATATAAGTTGTGGTGACTATAACGGACATAACGTTTATTATTATGCGAATTATCACGCATTTTACGTGAATAAAGACTCTGGTCAGGGAATGATGTATATTAACACAAATGGCGTCACTTCTCGTGTAGGCTTTACAAAGACCTCAGACGAACGTATCAAAAAAAATTTTGAATCTTTTGATGATAATATTATTGATGCTTATATGAACATCGAACCAGTAAAATATCAATTAAAGCAAAGTTCTAATGATAAATACCATTTTGGCTTTAAGGCACAACATATTGATAAAGTATTTAGTGATTATGGAGACACTTACAATGAGTCATTTGATATTTGCACTTCTCGCCCTATTGATCCCGACAAGGCAAAGGAACTATATGGTGTAGACGGCATGGTAGAAGAATATGGACTTCGTTACGATGAACTCATTGCACCTACTACTTATATGGTACAGCATATTTATAAAGAACTTGAACAAGTCAAACAAGAAAAAGCCGACCTAGAAACTCGATTACAAGCAATCGAAGCAAAGCTTAGACTTTAAGAACCGATAAACAACTAAATAAAACATAAATTTGATCGTACATAGAGCAGTTTTCGGACTGCTCTTTTTGTATGCTCAAAAACAGAAAGAAAGGTGAAATACATATGGTATACACAGTTAAATTAGATAGCTCTGACGACAAAGTATTTAATCTTATGCAGTTTAATAGCATGACTTTTGACATGGAATGTAAACTTGTCGTTTGCACAGATGATCTAAAAACGGTTAAATCAGCATTTACAAATTTTAAAACATTAGACATCTACAGAGATGATGTGCAGATTGCAACCTATACATGTTTTAACAATTATAAAGAAATCTCTTTACAACAGGGATTATATAACAACACAAATGGAGAATGGGAAGATGCACTGATTGTATCTCTTACAAGAGCGAATATTGTAGAACAAGTGCAACGACTTGATGAAAAAGTTAATCAAATCGTAGATATTAATACATTAACTCTTGATGAATACAAGAACTATTTACAGGAGAAAAACAAAGCTGCTCTTGCTGAGTTCTTAGCAGATCAGAGCGTAGAATTCAATGGTAAACCTTACGGAGTTAGTGAGGAAGATCAGAATGAAATGGCTCTGAACTTTATGCAGTATCAAGCTCTTACTACTGCTGGTCAGCAAGTAACTCTTGAATGGCACAGTAAAAAGAGTGCGTGTGAAACATTCACTGCTGAGGAATTTGTACAGTTAACAGCAATGATCAAGGCATTTGTCTATCCTTATTTCCAACAAATGAACGTGATCAAACAACAGATTTTCAGTTCTACTAGTAGAGAAGAATTGGACAAGATTGAAATTAAATATGAGGTAATTCCTGTACAGTCGACAGAACCTACTACTCCTTCAGAGGGAAAAGATTCAGTTACGACTGATAAGACAGATGAAATAGGAAAAGATTCAGTTACGACTGAAGAATAATTAGTTTAACAGAGAAAAGGAGAAAATTAATATGGAAATGACAAATATGCAGGCAGATATGATCTTAGGACAGTTAAATACAATTTATGCATTCCTTATGAAAAACAGTGAATTAGTACCATGTACTTTAAGTGCTGGGCTTGCCAAGAATATTAGAAAGATTCAAGAAGAGCTGAAGGAATATTTTGAAGAAAAACACAAACTCTTACAGAAATATGATATCACTACTGATGCCCAGATCAATAGCACAGAGAACGGGCAGAAATTCTTAGCAGAGTTTAATCCTTTAAGCATGGAAAACTCAGGGGTTGAGTTCCATAAGATGAGAATGACTTTTAGCGAAGTTTGTGATGTTATTGAGAATTGTCAAGGAATTCTTGAGGGAGACATCATGATTTTACAGCTTATTTGTAAAGATGAAAGTGAGAACGAAGATCAAAAAGAAGGTGAATAAATAAAATGCTACATGTAAAGAAATCATGTAAATATCTTGTCCTATTCCTCATTGGGGCATTTGCTTATTGTGGAATTGAGATCATCTGGCGAGGATATACACATTGGACAATGGGAGTGTTAGGTGGTACTTGCTTCATTCTTATTGGGCTGATCAATAACAGTCGCTTCTTCTACCATCTTATGCCCTTTCGTGAACAAATGATTCTCGGAGGATTGATTGTTACTGTAATGGAATTCATAGCAGGTTGTATTTTAAATTTATGGTTAGGTTTAGGCATTTGGGATTACTCTCAGATGCCTTTTAATCTGTGTGGGCAGATTTGCTTACCTTATACAATCTTATGGATTCTATTGAGTGCAGTGTGCATTGTCGTGGATGATTGGTTGAGATATTTATTGTTTGGAGAAGAAAAACCAAAATACATATGGTGATTTTAGTTGAGAAAGAGGAGTGATTTTATGTATTAAGTAGGAAGGTAAAAGACATGAGTGAATTAGAAACGATTATAAAATTTTTATCTCAACATGGAAGTGCGTTGATAGTTTTTATCTTTGCACTTCTGTTGTTTTTAGATAAATTTTTTGGCACTGTAAGTAACCTGATTGAGAGATTTGGGATTGAAACAAAAGCAACTCTTGAACGCAAGCATCAAAAAGAAGTTATTGAAAAGCAGGAAGAGATAATCCGACAACATACTAAAACATTAGCCAAGCTAACAGAGATACTTGACAACCAGAATAAAAATGTCCAAGAAATCAAGAAAATGGTTAGCGAACAAGCAGAAATGTTAAGTGAACAAAGGGTCAATATGAATAGATTATTCCAACACACTGCTGAATTAGCTCAGAAATTGGATGATGCCTGTGGCACTGATACAGCATTAGTGAATGGAGTTGCTGCGTTATTGAGAGATAGGATCAAGCAGGCTCATAAATACTACAAAGACAAAGGTGGAATCTCGCCTACGGGTTTAGAGAATATCGAAGCCATTTATGTAGTATATCACGATCAGTTACATCAAAATGGTGTCGGAGAAAAAATGTATAACGAAATCAAAGCATTGCCTATCAAGAGTGAGGAAACATTCTGATAGGTCTTTTTTATTGCAAAGGAGGATTGCATTATGAACAAATTTAAAGAATTTTTAGCAAACGTTAACTGGAGTGAAGTTAAACCACATACTGTTGTGAGCTTGATTTTACAGGTGTTAGCGTGGATCAATATGGGATTAACTGCGGCAGGTAAACCTGTGATTGACGTACATGAAGATGTGATTAACCAAGTAGTTGGTATTGCTTTTGTAGTTGGAACATCTCTGTATGGAGATTGGAAAAATCATAGTTTTACATGGACAGCTCAGTTTGCAGATGAAATTGCTTACGCTCTGAGAGACGGTAGATTAACTCTTGAAGAGGCTGAGGAAATCAAGAATAAGATTGGTCAAAAAGATGTGATCGTAAAAGTTGATAAGGATTTATTTGAAAAAGAATTAGATGATGTTGCAGAAGGTAAAGAGTCTGACGACATTGTTGGATAATTTGCTAAGTGAGTAATTAGTAATTGAATAATTAGTTATTGAGCAGTTGCTGTTATGGTGACTGCTCTTTTTAGATTGGAGGAAATATTATCGAGGATAATTTTTGGGATACAAATGTTGATTTCCGTGATGAAACTAAGTGGAAAGTTTATGTACATACCAGTCCTAGTGGAAAGATGTATGTTGGGATAACAAGTAGAGATGTAAGACAAAGATGGCAAAATGGGCGTGGTTATATTAAGAACGATCATTTTTATAGGGCTATCCAAAAGTACGGATGGAACAATTTTGAGCATGAAGTGATAGCAGAGAATCTTACCAAGGATGAAGCTTGTGAGATGGAAAAGGTATTGATTAAAAAGTTGAAAAGTAATGATTACCATTTTGGATACAATTTGTCTGCTGGTGGTGAAGGTAATTTAGGGTTGTCTGGATTTAAAAGTCCTACATTTATTGATTTGACAGGACAACGATTCGGGAAATTAACTGTTCTGAAATATGATGAATCTACGATGAAAAGTGGTGTAAGAACAAGATGGATATGTAAGTGTGATTGTGGAAATGTTGTATCGAGAGATGCTGCAAATTTAAAAAATAGTAACAGACATACTTGCGGGAAATGTGAAAGTTGCAAACCTATTCAACATGGAGCTACACGAAAAGGACATAGAAGTAAACTCTATTCTAAATGGAGCACTATGAAATCAAATTGTACAAACCCAAATAGACCTCGTTATTACGTATATGGGGGTAAAGGAATCTCTGTTTGTGATGAATGGTTACATGATTTTGGAGCTTTTCAGAAATGGGCGTTAGATCATGGATTTGAAGACGGAGACAGACTATGTCGTAAAGACATGGATAAAAATTATGAACCTAACAATTGTTATATAGAAAAGAAAAAGAAAGGAGCCTGATAATATGGCAAAATATAATGTACATGGTGGACATAACCCAGCAAATAAAATTGCATGTGGTGCTGCCGATCTATTAGACGAATCAATTGAAGATAGACTTGTTTGTAAATCTGTAATCAAATATTTAAAAGCAGCTGGTCATACTGCTTATAATTGTACTGTTAACAATGGAACAGGACAGCGTGATGTGCTTCAAAAAATTTGTGCGAAATGTAATGCACATAACGTAACTTTAGATGTTTCAATTCATTTCAACTCTGGAAGAAACAAACATAAAAGCAATGGAAAACCAGGTGGATTTGAGATTTGGGCAACTAATTATACAGGAATTAAGAAAGAAGCTTCTAAAAGAATTATAGCCAATTTAAAGAAATTAGGTATGAATACACATGGCGATCCATATAAGACAACAAGTAATTTATATTACTTAAATCACACAAACGCAAAGGCGATATTAATTGAGGTGGAATTTGTTGACGATGTAGACTCTAAGAATGTTTATAAGAAAATTGGTTATGACAAGATTGGTAAAGCGATTGCTGAAGGTATCATTGGTAAATCTATTGATTCTAAAAAAGTAACAGTAAAACCAAAAGCATCTTCTAAGTTCAAATCTTACAAAGTGAAAGTAACTGCTTCTGCTCTTAATGTACGTAAGTCTCCATCTACAACGGCTGCCATTGCTAGAGATGCTTACAAGAAAGGCACAACAGTTACAATCAAAGCTGTTAAGAATGGTTGGGGTAAAACTAAAGATGGTTGGATTAAACTGTCTTATACAAAGAAATGCTAATGGATATGAAAAAATATAAGAAACAGTTATGATTGATCTGGCGATCAGTCGGTATTTTCTTTATTGGTTTTCTTTGTTAGTGATAAAGAAGTGTTACTCTCTGCTGCGGAGAGGATAAAAATGAGCAGAATAAACTAGGTTCTGCCTCTATTTTTTATCAAAAAGTGTTGTATTTGTTTTGAATTTGTGTATAATGAAAGTAGGAATAGTAATATTCTCGATGAAAGAGCATCGTTAAAAGTTGGGCTGCAAGTGGAGCAGGGTAATTTTCCACAACGAATAGATGTCACAAATGGGCATTGCGCCTTGCGGCTAGGAGTAAAGCCGTAGTCCAAGCAGGGGACTTAAGGATTTCTGCAACGAATAGATGTCACAAATGGGCATTGCGGCTGACAACCAGCAGAAAACTCTTTATTATGACAAAGAGACTCTGGATAGGATATTCGGAGTATTATTAAAATTTAAGGGTACATCAGATTAATTTCTGGTGTACCCTATTTTTTACGATTTTAGCTTGACAAATCTATTAAAAAGATGTATATTATAATTCCATTATGTATTCTATTAATACAGAATATTTCTATTAAGCAAAAATACCTTAGATACAGGGTTAGCTACCCAGTTCGGAGTATCTAAGGTATTTTTGTATTTATTCCTGTGGTTGATAACTTCTTTTCCATGTAGGAACTTTTTCAGATGCGTATTGTGCGCCCATAACATAATTCAAATAATCTTCATCCGATCTTCCCATCTTGCGATCCATACAATCATCTTTGTAAGAATAGGCATATATCATCATTCCGTGCAAAATCTTATCACCTGGGAATACATGCTGTGATGATTCATGCCTCATATACCTGTTGGCTTTCTGGTATTCATTCATAACTCTTTTTCGAATTTGGTTCATGCTTAGCATCCCACATTGTGCGTTAATGGATCTTAGAATCAGTGGGTACGGTCTTCTACAACGAGTGCTGATTAATTGAAAAGCACAATTCAAAAAACCGAGAGACCATAATACTTTCTCTCGGTCTGTTGCTTCTGGTTCCTCATCAATCTTACCACCTAACTTCATGTGTTCATAAAATTTATCTCTTTCTTTTTTATTTGAATAGAACATTGTATAACTCCTTTTCTGTGTGAATTGACAGTTATACGCCTTGCGTTACGGTTTAAATTAAGAAATAAATTAGTTTTATTTCTTTTATAGGGTTCAAAACATCCTATGTTACGGTTTAAATAGTTAAGAAGTAAATAATAAATACCTCTTCTTGTATAAATTTCAAAACGCCATGTGTTATGGTTAATAAAATTGTAGTTTTATGTGCAAAAACAACCCACATGTAAATGTCATTTTTTGTTTATTTTACTCATAAAATTAACATTCCACTATGACCCTATTACTCTAAAAATATCATTAGTATACTTTAGATTCCAATATGGATCGATTAAATATGTGGGGTGCTTTCTTTATAACCATATTAACACCAGAAATAATACATGTCAATATAATTTATTCTACTCTACACATATCATCTATTTCATGCTCAGACAAGTATAAAGGAAGCCCACACTTCTCGTCAAAGAATAAAATGACATATTCTGTAGAATCAATTCTAGCTCCATATAAGACTGTTTTTATAGGTGTCTGAGAGTCGATTTCTGTTAGTTGTACTGTGTCTCCTATGTGGAATAATCCGCACTCTGTATTGAGCGTCTGAGTGCTTTTGTTGTATTCGTATATTCTCATTGTGTATCTCCTTATCTGTTCAAGTAACTCTGTGATCGTAATAAGTCTGCATATTCTCCGCAGATATACCATGTGCCAGATGATGGAATGTATTTTAGTATCTTTGTCTTAGTAGAAATGTTGAATCGTTCTAACACTTCTATTCTGCTTTTATAATATTCTACTTCACGTTCTTGCCTTGCTGAGTTGGTTTCTTTTCTAGTACCTTGTAGAAGTAGTTCTCTGATGTGGAATTTTTGAAGCTTACCATAAGAATCTAACATAGACATCCAGATGTCAGGTGGTGTGTCTCCTGAAATGTTTACTCTCTTGGTAGCTTTTGGAATGTTTGTTGTATTGTACATTTTATTTCACCTCTTGAGTATTATAACACGAACGTGTGTTTGGTGTAAAGAATTATAAAAGAAAAACCACAGATTATAATAAACCTGTGGTTAAGAGAATCTATAGCATTAAAACTCCATAATTAATTTGTTATTTGTTCCAATTATATTCTTAAATGCTTATTTTTATAATTTGGTGTAAATTTGGTGTAACTAAGTGTTTTGTCTAAAATTATAATTTTACTTTATTGCAGTTTTCCTTTATTTTATGCGGGTTTCCATCATTTAAAAATCAAGGAAATATTTGAACTTTGCATTTGCATACAAAATTCTATGTTTTACTTCAGATTTTCTTAAGATTCTGAAATAATTTACAATTCTGGCTTTTATATTCTATCATTTACGGATCTGTCCATTTCCATAAATAATAAATTTGCTGGTTGTCAGTGCATCTAATCCCATTGGTCCTCTAGCATGAATCTTCTGGGTACTGATTCCGATCTCTGCTCCAAATCCAAATTCAAATCCATCAGTAAATCTTGTGGATGCATTAACATAAACGGCTGCTGCATCGATCTGATTTAAGAATTCCTGTGCATTCTGGTAAGAATCTGTGACGATCGCTTCCGAATGCCCCGTATTGTAATGATTGATATGTGCCACTGCTTCGTCAAAGCTATCGACAGTTTTCACAGAAATGATAGAATCTAAGTATTCTGTTCCCCAGTCTTCTTCTGTTGCAGGGATGACCTGGTCATTTAAAGCACAAACTCTCTCATCTCCACGTACCTGTACTCCTTTTTCTAATAAAGCATCGATGATCGCTGGACCGTGACTCTCCAAGATGTTCTTATGTAATACTAAAGATTCACATGTATTACATGTTCCAAGTCTCTGTGTCTTTGCATTGATGATGATGTTAACTGCCATGTCTTTCTGGGCAAATTCATCTACGTATACATGACAATTTCCTGTTCCTGTCTCGATCACTGGCACTGTAGAATTCTTTACAACACTCTGAATGAGTCCTGCACCACCTCTTGGGATCAGAACATCTAAGTATTCATTTAACTGCATCATCTTCGTAGCTGTCTCACGGCTTGTATCTGTCAGCAGCTGAATGCTGTATTTTGGCATATTGCAGGATTCTAGTGCACTCTGGATCACATTTGTGATCGCAAGATTTGAATTGATTGCATCACTTCCACCACGAAGAAGGCATGCATTTCCTGTCTTAAAACATAGTGCAAATGCATCTGCTGTTACGTTTGGTCTTGATTCGTAGATGATACCGACAACTCCTAATGGTACTGTTTTCTTACCGATCAAAAGTCCATTCGGTGTTTTCTGCATATGTTCTACAGAACCAATTGGATCATGTAGTTCAGCTACCTGACGAAGTCCTTCTGCCATTGCTTCAATACGGTCAGGATTCAGGGATAAGCGATCGATCAACGCCTCGCTCATATCATTGCTTTTTGCATTCTCTACATCTTTATAATTCTCACTTAAGATATATTCCTGATTCTGTACCAGACATTTGGCTGCTTCTCTTAATACTTCATTCTTATCTTCAATCCCTGCTTTTCCAAGAATTATCGATGCTTCTTTTGCCTGTTTTCCTAGTTGTTCCAACAT